AGTAGTATTAAAATACAGTGCACCAGTTATAAGCGCGTCACCATCATTATCTAATGTAGGATCACTTGCCTTAGCACCTAAGTATCTATCATCAAAGTTATCGTAAGCTGTCTCTGCATTAGTAGCTGATGTAGCTGCGTTACTCTCACTTGTTGCAGCATTAGTAGCAGATGTACTAGCTGCGCTTGCAGAGTTAGCCGCATTGGTTTCTGATGTAGCAGCATTAGATGCGCTTGTAGCCGCCTCAGAAGCCTTTGTAGTTGCAGTTGTTGCACTACTTGATGCACTACTAGCACTAGAGGATGCAGAGCTAGCAGATGAGCTTGCAGATACAGCCGAAGCCGCTGCATTAGTTTCACTTGTGCTGGCATTGGACTCTGAAGTAGAGGCATTGCTTGCTGCTGTTGATGCAGTTGATGCGCTGTTAGCTGCGTTTGTAGCAGAAGTTGCCGCGCTTGTTGCGCTGTTTCCTGCATTAGTTTCACTGGTTGCTGCATTAGTTTCGCTGGTTGATGCGTTACTAGCAGATGTAGCCGCTGCACTAGCTGATGCTGCCGCGTTAGTCTCTGATGTAGCCGCTGATACAGAGTCAACTATTAGGGACCAGTAGGCTGTATTGGTTAAAGATGTGCCTGCTGGCGATGCCTGTGTACAAATATAGACATTGTCTAGTTGGCCTGCACTTGTTGACTTGACCAGATCTCGAACGGAATAACTTATTGTTGTTACCGTGGCATCTGTTCCTTGATACTGACCAATCTCTTGGAAATTTGTAATAGAGTCTCCATCACTGTTCCAACCGATAACATAGTTTGCTGTTGGTGATGGTAGAACAAGTGATGCACCAGATGAGTCAGTAATCGGAAACCGGAATGAGCGATTAATGTCGGCTCTTAATTGTTGAGAAATAAATATCTCTGTATCTTGTTCACGGTTTACTGTCTCGGCAAGTAAGTCACCAGACGTTTGATAGTCTGCTGTTCTAGCAATGCTCACTACCCTTTCAATGGTAATGATGTCGCCAGTTGATGCGCCAGTAACAAGTGTTATAGCGCCGCTATCTTGTGTGTTTGCGCCTGCTACACTGTAATCAGTTGTTAGTGTGAGAATGTCTGCTGTATCGTTAGACTGTTGACCTGCTGGAGTAAGGTACACCTGCAAGTCTACATCCTCAAAGAAAGGAATAGGAAAGTCAAAGACAGTCTGACCGCTTGTTGCAGTATATTGCCGTCTAGGCTCTACATCATTAACTATAATTGTTGTTGCAGACATTTAGTCTTCTCCAGTAATCTGTTTAACAAGTTTATCACTTCCGCGTCTAAGATAAAAAAGATTCTGACCGGGTAACAGTCTCATAAATGCTTTCTTGTCTGACTCGGTCATCTCTCCCTCACCCGTAAGGCCTGATAGAGTTTTAGCCAGATTCCCTGCTGTACCAAAGCTCGGCCCTACGAGGCTCTCAATAACACTTCTTCCTGCCTGCCGACTTGATGTTGTCGTTACATCAGCTAACGATCTAAGACCGAAGTTATTACCTGATACTTTTTCTAATGTATTGTTTACTTCCATTAAAACACCAAGCACGCCAGTTCTATCAATACCTTCTATGATTAAGTTTTCAATATCATAGTTTACTTCCCTGCCAGCGTTCCATTGCTTAAAGATATACGTCATCATGCCCAGACCCATCATAGTAACCAAGCCTTGATATAAATTCGCATCTTGCTTCTGAAGCCCGGCAAGCATGATTCTGTTTTGCGCCGACATGATGAAAGACTTGAACTGGAAAAGCGTTTGCCCCATCTGTGTTGACATGACTATTGGCTTTTCTTGTCCGGGTGTAACAATAACTCGGTTAGTCTCTTGTCTCAATGCGCCAGCCCACAACTGTTCCAACTCAGGGTCATCCCATAAGTGACGGTTTGCAAGCCAGTTACCTTCACTTTTTGTTCCATGCTCTTTGATTAATGAGCCTATTCTTTTTGCTTGCTCGTCATTGATACCAAGTCTTTTCAGCTCTTTAGGTATTCCGCCTGCTACTAAGTCATCTGCTAATCTTGACTGCATAGATATGGCTTGGACAAATTTAACCGCAGTAGTCCATTGATTCATTAAGTTAATGTTGGAGAACTTTCTAGCCCCAGTACTTAGTGCTCTTTCAAACTTAGTACCGCCCCTAGTAACATCTTGTATGTCAGCAATCAGGCTGCCTCTACCATTAATAAGTGAGTCTATAGCTATACCGTAAGATTGGATTTCTCCTAGTAACGGTTTGTTTTTTTCCATTGCATAAGCAAACTTGTCAGCATTGCCAAACGCCTTGCCTAACCCATTTGACATGATTATTCTTGCAAGGTCAGGGACAGATGACGCAACAACGCCACCCATTAGCCTCATGTAGTTTAGATCTCTCGATGCCTTGCCTACTCTATGCCACATATTGTTAGGGTCAAAGTTGCCATGCACATTACGCATACGGTCAACCATAGCTTTTAGGTCCCGAAGGTCTTTGGCTTTAGATTTTTCCAGCTTAGCCCTTGCTTTCTCATTAGGTGCATTTTTGATTAAGATCGCATAGTCATCATTGATTGCTCTGAACTGGTCTTCTAAGTCAAGAGAACCGAATTGAGCTTTGATCTCAATGTCAGGGGCCATATTCATTAGATGTCTTTGAGCTAACAAGTTAATGTCATTCTCTAAGAAGTCCTGAATTAGCTCGTCAGGTATCGTGAACGTTCTAGCTCTGAATGGTGCTGACTTGCCTCTGTTCTCAGGTTTAGGATCAAACCCATCTCCAAGTCTGCTTTTGTCAGAGTATTCAAGCGTTGCGTCAGGGCTAGATATGATTCTGTTTTTTATTTCTTCAGCCCTAGCCTGAAACTCAAGGTCGTCAAAGTCGCCGTACTTGGCATCAAGTATAGCCTTGATAGCTTTTTTCCTTTCCTTTGGAGTAGCACCGTCTCTAGTCTTGAGCTGACCTCTGATCTGATTACCAATCTTAGACGGTAACGCAGCTATAACTTCATCAATCTTAAAGTTAAGAGAAGCCTCTCTATCAACTCTAGCTTGCAAGTCAATCTCCAGCTTTTCTATTTCGGCTTTTAGGCCGCTAACTTTATCTGCTGCTGCGTTTAACTGGTTTCTAGTTTTAACATTAAAGCTACCTGCTTCACGTTGCTGCCCCTTCTTGCCTTTCTCTGTACCTCTTAGCTTTTTCTTTTCCTCGGTGAGCTTTCTATTTATTTCTTTTAGCTTATCTTGCAGCGGCTTGATGCCACCTCGTTTTCTGGTCTTCTGTTGTTCAGCCCGAAGCGTCTCTATTTGACCTTTTATTTTGACCTTCTCTGCCTCTAGCTTGGGAACATCACCCTGTCTTTGTTTTCTAAGCTCTATTGCTCTATTGTATTGGGATTCATTTTCATTGCGTAGCCGCTGTAAGTCACCTTCAGCTTTCTTCAGTTTAGCCGTCTTTGAGTCTAAGGTTTTTTGGTTTGACTCTAAGGCCTTGGTCACGCCCTCTGCCTCATCGACAACAAGAGCAAGTTGAGATTGGTAATTTAACTTCTTGTCGTTCTCAGCCTGCAAGAATTTAGTTACAACATCAGTAAACGTTTCGCCGGCAGCATTTGTTTGACCCATTATAGCTTCAACATTGTAAACTCTGTTGCGGTAATACTTAGATGTTTCAGTTATTACATCTTCGTCCAGAAGCTCAGCCTTTATGCCAGCCTTTTTTAATGGCTCATAGAATTGCTGTCTCCATGCGCTTGCTGCTTTCTCGATAAGGTCATCATCTGAGCCTTGAGATACAGCTCTACCTACCAGCTCGTCAAACTCTCTCTCACCAAGTATTCTGTCAGATAGCCCCTTGCCTTCACGCTCAAGGTACTGAGTGTAAATGTCCTTATGTGCTTTTGCTGCATTAAAGAACAAGACGTTATATTGTTGTATTTTATTTTCTACTGATATGACGCTTCCGCCATCAACCTCAAGAATACTATCAACTAACTCTTGCTGTAACTTTCTTACGGATTTTGATTCTGATACGGCTGTTCTTGAGTATGGATCAAAAGGCATCTTACTCAATATCCATTTAACAACCTTGCCTTTTACCTCGCCACCACTAGCGAATGTTTGTGTTGGATCGGTTACTATTCTTGTCTCTGCTGCACCGGCATCCTTTATCTGGTCCGTGCTCAGTATGCTTAGCTCACCTTTCTCATGAAAATTCATTGTGTCAGTAAGCTCTTTCTCAAACCTCTCTACTTGTTTAACATGCGCCCTCGCAAAAGGAATACCAAGAACGCCACCAAGTAATCCACCAGCAGCAACATTTAACGCTGCTTCTTGACCAGTCCTAGTTATTTGCTGGTTTAGCAAGATTGATTCCTGAGCACCGATAACCCCAGCCTCCAGCCCGGCTATAACACCAGCACCTTTTAGGTATGACTTTCCAATGTTAGCAGCCCGCAAGACCTTGCTTGCTCCCAGTATTGGGACAAGGTTTATTGGCTCCAGCAATGTTTGTGATATTAATGTCGCAGTAAAGGCATAACCGGGGCTGGCATTTAATATCTCTCTGTCTCTTTGCTCCATTGCAAAGTTTTCTCTAAGAAGGTTAAGCTCAGTGACATTGTTTGTGCCTGTTATTGCTCGCTTTCTAAAAGAGTCATTCTCAGCCTCAGCCTTAGTCATCTCCTTAAATGCGTTATAACCCTCATCCCTTTCCCCTTCACCAAGACCTGTATTCTTAGAAAAAAAGTTTCCTAGTGTTGTGTCTTGCCTAATAGACGCTCCCACAACTGTGGCAAAGTCAGGGCCGCCCTTAGCAAAAGGTAGATCCGCTACCTTTGGAACTTGCTTATTATTTTTTGTAACGATAGGCATTATTGGGTACCTAGAAGCGGATTGTCAGACTCAAGCGCATATAGCTCATACTCTTGCTTTGTTAATGTTTGCTTAATCATTTCTTCAGAAACCTCTCCAGCGTTAAGCATTCTTCTTGCTTCTGATTCAGCTTCCTGCTCTATGCCTGCTTTATTAGTTATGCCTAACGGGCCAACCTTACTGCCAGCATTGTCTTTTGCAATCACATCAGTGAGTGTTTGTATAATTTTTTCATCAATTCTTTCTTTCGCCTCTGCGCTTAAAAATTGGCTTTGTCTTATTTCAGATGTCAGTGATGGTTTGTATGTTACCGCTTCATTGCTGTCTTTGAATGGAGACTCGCCTTTTTGCATCTGCTCTCTAGCGTGTGCTATCGCTTTATCTTTAATGTCTTTAGGGAGTTTGCCTACTGACATTTCACCTTCTGCAACTTGAGCTAAAACATCTAACTCTTTCTCGTTCAATCCGGGAACAATTAGCGGAATTAAGACATCCCTACCATTAATCTCAAAACCGGCAGAAACTTCAGACATTACTTTGCCACTAGGCAAGTCTATTAAGCCTAGCCAGCCCTCACCTTTAGGTGTGCCATCCTCTCTGTAGCCGTAATCAGCCACCAAAGAAACCGGCCCCTCATCAGTAAGCTTCATAATTTGATATACTGGCGCACCACTTATAGGGAAAAACTCATTATCCTCACCGGGTATCGGCACTAGAATAAAGTTTCTAGCCCCAGCAGCGTCAGTAGGAGTATCAATTTGACCTAAATCATAAAGCCCTTTCATAAAGTCTTTTTGTACCCAGTCACCAGTGCCGTCAATGGATGTGTAGGCGGCAACAGCACTAGGAGCTTGATACATAACATTGCCATTAAACTCTGCATATTCTGAGTTAATTTTCTGTAAAGCGTTATCTCTTGCGAAATCTAAAGTTGCACCATCATTGACGACACGGTTGCGAACTAATGTCTCGAACCTTTGTGTAATTATTGCCTCGTCAATTAACGCCCCATCCATGTTACCCTTAATCCAGTCACGATTGTCGTCGGCTGTTTTGTCGCTTGAGTATTGCTTGCCTCTATAGTCGATGGCCGCATCATCTTTTACTGTAGATTTTCTTGCGTAATCAATCGCTTTTTGAGGCGGCTCTCCGGCCTCTATGTTGGCTACTATTTGTGAGGCATAAGCGAGCTGGTCTCCCTTGACTACGTCGTAACCGTTAAGGCCTTTGCTTAGGTCTGTAATTATTTTGGCTGTCTCAGCGGCCTCAGCAGGATTTTTATTAACTAACTTGTTACTTAGGATGTTAGTTGTTAATGATGGGAATTTTCCCGTTTTAGTAAACAAGTTTTTAGCTAGCTCAATCTGTTGTTGCTGATCTATCTGCTCCACTGATTGACCAAAATAGACGTCGACATCTTCTTGCGAAGGCTTGACTGGAACATTGTTTTCGTCCACAACAATTGTGCCATTTAAAATGCTAGTAATGTTTGCATTGCTTTGATCAGTTTCCCGTTGTTCCTTTAGTTCTTCTCCCGCATCTTTAGCTTTCTTTTCAATGGCGGTCATTTGTTTATCTATTAAAGATCTATATTTGTTTCGCGCCTGCATCGCTCCCTTTGCAGTAGAAAGATCACCAAAAAGACCAGCATTGTAAGCAGAGTCAACACTAGATTCCCATGCGTCATAATCCTCCTGCACTCTGTCGGCTTGTAACTCAATGGCTATAACTTGCCTAGATGTTTGGTTTAACAGATTAACCCTGTCTTCGTCTTTTTTTGCATTAAGAATTGTGTTCTCTGCTTTGAGTCTTTCAGTTATACTTTCAACCACATCATCTGTAAGACCAACAGTCGTCTTGTTGCCGTTCTTGTCAACTGTAGTTATGTTTTGAGCCTTAGTCGCTATCTCCGCAATATAAGCATCGCCTCGCCCTTGAGCGTAAGCCTCTCTAAAGCCGCCAACATATCCTGCTGTCAGTCTTTTTGTTTGATAGTTTTTGATAAAATTGTCTGCCATTTCTGGATCGTACTGGCCTATCTGATCTGCCGCCGAATAGATTGACTCTTCAGCTTTAGCTAGTACTTCTTCATCTCCATTAGCTACTGCCTCCATAGCAGTGTTAATGTCTGCTTGAACTTTTTGCTGTATATTGGACACGGCGACACCAAGCTCAGCCGAGTCTTTTTCTATTTGCTTCTTACCTACGCGCGGAACAGCATAGCTGTCAAACTCATTAGCAAGGTAAGATCTGATTGATGGGTCAGCCAGCTCTAAAGCCTTGCCTTTCATCGTACTAAGAGATTTCTGGAAACCCTCAACATCAAGGTTTGAGTCAATCTCTGCTTTGTCTATCTGACTTCTGAACTGGTTTATAGCAGCAGACTTATGCCCTTCTAACACAATGTCGTTGTACACTTGCCCAACTTTTGTCCAAGAGCTTTTTAACTCTGGAGCTTGAGCAGTAACATCAACCTTGTTAGCCTCCATAATCGCATTATCTGTAACCAGTTTCTCGTACACGCTGGCACCACGATTAGCCCACTTCTGTATAGTAGCGGCGCTCGTCTGTAATGCTTCAGCTTCAGCAGCTCTAAGATTACCGATGCTTCTTATGTTAGCTTCTTCTTTATATTCCATCTATGTGTCCTATATGTAATCGAATCTAACGTTGCCAGAAGAAAAAGTAGTGCCCGGACTTATAGTGCCAGCAGATGTTGTTATATTTTGCGTAGAACCCAAGCCCGGCTTCTGAGCAGGACTACCCATAGAAAACCCTGTTTGAGCCAATGTCATAGCCATATCTGCAACACCTTGATACTTGGCAGACTCAGCCCTAAACTTAAACGCTTCCCTTTGTCTCTGAAAACCTTTCTGAATAGATGCTCCGATAGCATCTGACTGTAATTGGTCTCTGCGGTAATCGTCCATAGACTTCAACTGCAAAGCCTCTACAGTTGTACCTCTAACGCCAGCCGCACCTGCACCAGCAGTTTGAGCTGCAAGAGCCGTTAGCAACCTCTCTCGTCTTATGTTGGACTCTTCTTTAGACTTCAGCTTCTCAATGTACTGTTGCTCTTTAACGCCTTCTTCTGCGGCCTCCATAGCCGCTTCCTGCTGAGCTGATGCCTTAGCTGATTGAGACAATGAATATGCTGCCGTAGCTACAGCAAGAGTTGTACCTACTGACACCGTAACGCCACCCACTGTAAACGTTGTCGCTAGTATCTCCATTACGCTAACTCCATCTCTATTGTTAATGATAATATCGTCATAGGCGCAGGAACTTCTTGCGTCAGTGTTACCTGAGCCTCTTTAGTCCAGCCTAATAGATACATGTCTTTTTTGCCTGTGTATGGTTGAACAGTGTTGTCCAAAACGTTCTCACCAAAAGCCCTAAATGGGACTATATTACCATTTATAGTCAAAGCTGTTGTGTCTTGAACAAAAGCACTACATTTAACTATTCTTTTATTGGAACTTAAATCGTAGCCTACACCAACATCTTTTTCGACGGGCATCGTCTTGACTGTTGGCGTGAAGAACAATCCTACCTCAGCAGAGTTTTCCGCCACTCTTGATAACGTTATACTTCCGCCACTAGGTGTAGCGTTAGATAAGACATTACCGTCAGCCCGTACTCTGCACTCTTTGCCGTTTAGGTGGCCTAGCCCAGTTAGTGTTGCTGACGCAGGGCTATCATAATTAACAGAAGAGTCCATTACAGAGTCGCTATCTAGCTTTTCTACATAGTACTTATCTACGCCGTCTATGTTTCTTTTTATAACAAAATAAATATCATCGACAAGCCTGCATACATTAAGGAATAAACCGTCAGTATCCCATGTTGTCCAGCCAGCTACTTCTTGTGCTCTAAGAGTATTAAATACTGCCATTGTGCCGTCGTTGTTTACGATATAAACGTAGTTGGCATCCTCGCTTGATGTACCTACAGATACAGCCATGTCAACAGGCTGATTAAGAACTGAAGGCGATAACAGTGACGTTGTTTGTGATAGATATGCTTCTTCAGCAAAGCTAAATACAAACTCTCTAAGAGCCTTGCCTGTTCGCTGAACATATATTGTTGCCCCATCAATTACTTTAGGTTGTATTTTTGATGAACCATAGCCAGTTTGTCTCTTAAATGCAACATTGCTTGGAGTTATTGGTGACTCATTAACATAGAACTCAGCGCCAGAAGTAAATACTTGCAAGTCGCGGTTAGAGAAGATGGCTCTAATTTCATCAAACTGATCAACGTCTAAAGTTACATCAAGTGATTGATCGTCTCTTAGTTTGCCGGGGTCAAAGTTAAACAAGTCGTTTACCCTGCTGCCCCATATAGTTATAGGTTTTTGAGTTGAGCCGCCAAACCATAATCGACCTTCATGGAATGTTATTGTTTTTGGCCAACCTCTAGTGTTAGACCATACATCCTCTGACCTGCTTGTACCGTTTTGCGTCGTAGATACAGATATGTTACCACCAGACACGTTAGTAACTCGGCCAGTCATCTGTGTCCAAGCATCAGCAGAAGCACCTGAGAAAGTAACAGTAAACTGATTACTGGCGGTCCTTGACACAGACACGCCAGAGTTGCCCGTATTAGGTAAATCTAACAAAGCTTTCTGCATGTCAACAGCACCAGAAGCATTGTCCTGATAACTAAACTCGTCAGTGTCTATACCTTCAAGAGTTAGCTTGATAGGTGCTCCCGTTACAACACTGCTAAATGTTATAACCTGTATCTCATCAACAGCAGTGGGGCTAGATGCGTCATTGAAATCATACAAAGGCTTCTGTACAAAAGCTAGATCATTAAACAGCCATGACGTATCACTGCCGTCTCTTTGGAAGAGCTTGGGCGCGTAATTTTCATCAACTAAAATCATCGTATCGGCAGACTGCGCAAACCTGATGTTAGGTATATCGGCTGCTGCGTATGTTGTCGTTACAGTAGCCTTAAATACATCGTCCCTGTAAACATCAATAGCGTTTTCTCTGAACACTAATAAGTAAGTTTGATCTACATTAAAAACAAAAGGAATTACCCTAGCCTCTGAGCTAACTCCATCAGCAACATATTTTAGGCCGGGTCTACGTTTCACGCCGCCCTGCGGCAAACAGACAACGTTGTTGCCAGTTATCATGCCGTTATAGTATTGGCTTACATCAACTCGGCCCAGTATCCTAGTGTCTAATACCCCTGAGTTAAATGCAGACTGATACTGGTAATACTTCATGAACGAACATCCCTGTAAGGATTAGACTCTATTGCGTCATTTGGAGCTTGCTGAGCATCTAGGTATTTTGCTTTTTTAATATATCTTTCGTACTTGGTATCGTAAATCATGTTCTGCTCTTCATTGTTTGTAACAATAAGCGCGAACTCGCTTGCCAACTTATATTCCATAAGTATCTGCAAGTAGGCAGGCCAAGTTTCTTCTCCTGCTCTGAATTGATAATCAACATACATCTCGCTTGTGTCGGCGTAAATTGCATCTTGAAATATCTTATAATTACTCGTGCCATATACCCTGTTGATCTTCAATGTGCCAGAAGGTATTTGGAACGCGTATTGGTAATCGTTTAATGGAACTGCTGTTAATCTAGCCAGTTGCCTTTTTGCTTTACTGCAAGACCAAGGATACTCGCTGAGTACAGCCTTTACAGTTATCTCGTATAGATTTGAAGCTGCAATGCCTGATGCTCCACCTTCAGAAAAGGATGATATTGGACTAGCACCTATCCTTACTAAAGCATTACTAGCGACCTGAACATCTGTTGACATTGAAATCTCCTAAATAAAGTCGGGGCAGGGCCGAAACCCCACCCCTATAACAGCGGGGAACTGTTAATTAGTCACCATCTGTTTCGGCGATAACAGTACCGTCAGAAACATCAACAACACCTGAAGCGTTACTAAGAACGTTTACAAGGTTAGTTGTAGGTGTCGCAGTGTCAATAGCAACGATTACGTCACGAACACCAAGCTCACTTGATGCGCCGTTAAAGTAACCAGAAGTATTAACGTCAGCGATTGGATCTTCGCTTGAGTAAACCCATAAGCGAGGACTTCCACCGCCCGGACCTACTTGGTATAAACCATCTCGACTAAATGCCATGATTATTCTCCTTATGCAGTTTCGTCAGTGTGAATTTCAACAACGCCACGAGCGTCACGAACTACAGCACCAGCTTTTAGAATACCGTTGGCCAACCAAGATGTTTTCTCAGCGATCCAGTCAACAGTTGTTTTCTGGTCAATACCGATAGCCATACCTAACGCATCACGATGGAAAGCGTAAGCAGTAGCATCAGAAGAACCAGCACCCGGCAAACCACCCTCATCACGAGTTTCAATTAACTTGAATCTGAAACCGTAGAAAGTGTCAATGTCGCCGTTTACTAAAGCTTTGACGTTCATGTAGTCAGAGCTTGTAGCTTCAGTTGAACCTAGAAGTTGTTGCTTCTGTGTTGCAGTGAAAGCGATGTAACGACCGTCCATGCCCATACCTTCAGCATCAAAAGCAGCACCAGCTTCGCGTACTTTATCAACAGTAAAGCCAGCACCACCAACAGCAATGTTGCTTAATGCTGTACCAGCGGCAGCAGGAATACTACCTAAAGCGTCAATAGCTAACTGGTCTTCACGACGGCCCATTGCCATAGCGATTACCATTGCAAGCTCTTGTTGCTCGTCAAAGTTTACTTCAGCAGCGTCAAAAATATCAGTGTACTCTGGAGCTAACCAGTTTTCCAAAGTAGCTGGAATTAACGCGTGTGAAATGTCCATAGGTGTAACATCAGCTTGGCTTGCTTTTTGGTTAGCAAGGCCTTTGCCCATGCGACGGAATTTGTAAATGTCGCCAACAACATCAGTTCGTAACGTTAGGCAATCACGCAATTTACCACCAGATTGGTATGCGTGTTTAACTAAAGAATCGAACTCTTGTTGAGCAACAGAAGATAGAGTTTTACTCATGATCTTTGTCTCCAAGTAATTAAAAAAAATCAAAAACGTTTTGCTCGTCTCTGACCTAGTGACCGTTTACGGGTAGACCAGCACTCGCTAATCCCTTCGTATCACGGCCTACTTGAAGCAGGGTATCGTTAGATGGGGCGCCAATACATTATTTCATGGCGTGAAATTATTATAAGCTAAATTTTAGTTAAAAAAAAGCCCTAACACGTGAGGCAGATACGCGAAAGGGCATGAAGGTTAAATAATAACTCTAACCTAGTTGTGATGCAAGCCTTTTGTGTCTCTCTCTGAACACTTTATCTGTTTTATATTTTGGATCTCCTACAGCTTTATGATAGTCATCCCAAGTATAGCTCTCTTGCAGTGTAGGGGCTTGCTGACTTCCCGGCAACTTACTGTTTCTTGTTTTAGAAATCATAGCCTCTAAAACTTCAACTTGATCAGCCGTCATTGTCATTGTGTGCATGACTTCAACTTGCTCTTCACTAAGGTTGTTGCCTGCCCACGAAACCAATCCTCTTATGCGATCATCAGCATTTTCACCAAGCAGTTTTCTTTGCTCGGTATAATCAGTCTCTAATTGCCCCACCATGCTTTGCTGATAACCAACAAAGATTTCAAACAACCTTTGAGCGGTATCGTTGTTCATGTTACTTTCTTTGGCCACCTCCATGAACTCTTGGTATGCAACCAACTCAGTATCAACCTCGCCTTCAATACCCTCTGGCAACGCTAAGTCGTATTCATCAGGCGCGCCTACAAAAGCACCCAATCTTTTTTCAGCTTCTTTATATGCCTTGGCCTGCTCTATGATTGCCTCATCCTGCGACCTTTCGCCTGTTGCATACTTGTCTAAAAGCCACTCAGGCCGCTCAATAGCTGGACCATTGTTATCATCGCTTACTGCCTCAGTAGTAGATTGATCTACACCTTGCAAGTCTTCGTTACTTTCCGTTGCTTCTGCCGTTAAACTTTCACTCATAATTTTTCCCCGATTTGGATTTGAATTAAAATTTCACTTACAAGCTCTCGCTTGCCGTCATTCATATGAACTTCTCTTTCTGTTGCATTGTAGCCTGCTGGTTTGCTGGTACAAAAAGATTGCACCCATTCCGTAAGAATGTTTCTGCCAGCTTCAGTTTTAGAAAAAACATCATGATAAGCAGCAGCCCTACGCCTTTTTGCCGCTACTACCTTATCCTGTTCTTTCTGGATATTTTCATCCTGACTTTCCCAATTAAGGTATTCAGGACTATCAAAGTCTAAATCTTCACTCATACTGCTTCCCCGTATTGTCTTAGCTTATTCGCCTAGCCCGCACCTTGACCGCCTTGCTCTTCTTGCTGCATCATAGCTAGCTCAGCTTGAGCCTGTGCCGCTTGTTGCTTTTGCTGCTGCATAGCCTCAATTTCTTCCGGCGTTCTCTTAAGCTCAGCAGGACCAGACATCTTATCCATTAAGAACGTAGGTATAGCTTCTACCCGTATAGTCTCGTTTAGCATTTCTAACGGAGCACCCATACCTACAGCAGTTTGCAAGATATTCATAAGGTTTGCCGCCTCATCTTTATCATGTTGCTGTGATACTGGTGAAGTAAATTTTAACTTAATGTTTTCGCCGTCAATTTTTAGCGGAGGAATTATGCCTTCCCTACTTAATAAGTACATAACCCTTTCAATAACGCCACCAGCTAGCTCATTAACTAGACGGCTAAAGTCTGCACCAGCGTCTTGTAGGTCCAACTGCATCCTAGCCTGTATCTCTGTCGCTGACTTAGTTGCGTCATCAATGTCACCAATAGGTTTAGCAAATAAGGCCCTGTTGACGTTATCAACTCTGCGATTGTATTCCATCTCATGAAAGTCTAATCTACCACCAACATCTAATGGTCTTAATGTAGGATTCTCGTCACTGTTGGAGCCTACAGGAATAACCACTCCCGGAGCTAAGGTGATCGAGTAAGGATTGATTACACCATCATCTGTAGCTGTCCATACACCAGCAACAGCCAAAGCTGCGGATTTTAGGCTGTTTTCTGCCATTTTGTTGAGCGTCTTAATATCTGGTAAGACTCGCATAAGCGGACCCCTGCCATATACCTCACCCGGAATAACAGTTGTTCTGCCTACTATAAATGGAGTTGACTCACCAAAACCTTCTTCATAAATAACGTCGTCGCCAATCATGACATTTAAGGCATACTCGCCATCTTTATCTGGCAGCATAGCCTCAACAATATCTAGTTCTGTTTCAGGTTTTGTTTTTTCTATGTCTTTAAGTTTTTCGGGCAAGACTGCATCAGGGTACTGTGCAAGAATGTTTCTTATGTTGTCTTTTCTTTCCCAGAATACGCCTGTTACTTTTCCTTTAGGCCCAGACTCAAGATATACATTGCTAAGCGGGATAGCATCAAACACTATTTCGCCTTGATCTTCATCATACTCACATATCATTACCGCTGTTGATACGGCTAAGTCAATAAGTGACTCATGACATCTGGCGTTAAAGTTAGACCTGTTTATATATTCAAAAACAATATCGGTGATTTTTTCCAATGCGTTTTGCATCGTGACTCTTTCACCTGCATAGTCAATCATCTCTTGACCATTGACACGTCTTCCGGGCGTTAGCTTGGCCCACTGACTGCCAGCAGGCATGATAGATTGCTGTATTCGGTTGGCATATATAGGCGTAGCTATAATTGCAGTAGAGTCATAAATATGAGTATTCTTTTTTTGTCCGGGACTATGCTTTGTAAAAGTCTCTCTCTGCGGAACAGCATACTCATAGCACTCACGCATGTGCGAGTACCAAGACGACATCTTGCGCTTCTTGGCCTTATCAAACCTTTTTAACACAGCCTTAGCACTCATCCTAGAGTTTCCTTGCTACCCTTACTTTCGTCATCCATAACACCAAGAGCAGATCCTCTTAATAAAGATGAACGCGAACCAGACATTCTTCTTTTAGATCTTGCTTCTCTTTCAGCTATCTCTGACTTCTGTTGATAGCCTCGCTCCAATGTCTGTTTCTCCGCTTCAAGCTGCTCTTGAGTTGGCTTGAAAGGCTCAGGCGACTTAGGGCCACCACCAAATAATCCACCCATTTTATATCCCTCTATATCTAGTTGATTTGCCTTCTAATGCGGCCATCAGTGATGCTGACCTGCCAGTACCTATTTTTCGCCCAGCCCTGACTTTTTGCGATGTTACACCTGCAATGTTTTTCTCACTTTCTTTCCTTAGGTCAATTTCCTCTGACTGCTTTCGCATCTCTACATTACGCATTAGTGACTCTCTTACGTCACCATAGTACTTAACAGGGTTTCCGCCCAGTTGAACGCTATTCCTACGCTTGAGCGTGTATTCTTCTTTACTTATGCCGTAAACTTTGTCTTGTTTTTGTATCTGCGCGCCGGTTTGTTTAGTGTTCCCTGCTTGATTAGCTATCTGTTGATAGTCCTCACGGTCTAATTCTGCGCGCCTTTCTTTTTTTGATTTCGTTCTCATCCCGAGCATACCCATGACTATTTCTCCAATTTTTTATATAACTGGTAAGGCGTTAAACACCAAAAAGACCTATCCCCGATAAATGCTTTCGCTGTCTCAACACAATTAAGCAGGCCTATATATCTACGGATTTTATACACGTCAACCATAGCCTTGCCTTTAATGATGGTTTCCCCTTCTAACGGTTGATAGTTCATTTTGTCAGAGAAACAAGTAACTTCATTATATGACATTCTTGGATCAATTAAAACAATATAGCCTTTTTTATGGATAAGTATCTTGACATGGGCAAAATCTTTCTTTAGGAATTTGTTTAACCAGACAAGCCTGTTAGCCTTGCTAAATATAAGCGTGTAGGTTACTTCTTCCTTGCCTATGTTTTCTGCTTTAATCAGACTCTTTTGACTTTTTCGATACAACAAGTTTGCCTTCCTTTATCTCGCCAATATAGCCGGGTATAGCTTTTTGTACTTTGTCTGCCAATAACCTTTTTGCAACCATCTCTGGCATATTATTTTTTAGCTCAAAAGTCATTGGCTCTAGCCAAGTTATAACGCAATCCATAGACTGCTTTGCAAACAGTGAATTTACTACGCTGGCCAAAGCTAATTGCTGCACTCCTAGCTTACCGATATTACATTTGAATTGCATATTTTTCCCCTTAGAAAACAGACCAATCTGATATTTTGATTGGTTTTGAAAAGTTATTGTTTGTTGTTGTAATGGCTTTTCTTCCTTCCCCGCCAGCCATTAAAGCGTACTCTGCTGCTTCGCAGATGTGTGAGTATTGATTTTTATCTGGCTCATCACTATATCTTGCATCACCTGCCACTTGTATTCTTCTGTAACAGAATCCGCCCATCAAACCTTTGCGCAGGTTTTTGGCTTTAGGTGATATCATAAATGCGGGCTTGCCATCCATACATAATCGCTTCATTGGATCTATAATAGCGGCTCGCCTAACTGCCGGTTTGTTTGTGTTTGTAGGAAATACGCAGTTAATGCCATGCTTGCGCAGGATTGAAAAAGCAACATCGTCTGTGGCTTGCCCTCTGTTCATCCCCGACGGATCCCCACCACCTCTTGCAAACTTGAAGTTGGGGTACTCTCTATCGAGATACCTTTTTAGCTCTGGAGCAAAAGACGTCGCAGACATGTCTTCTGTAACAAACTCGTCTACAGCCACCCATCTACCCATCACGGGAACAAACTGAAATATCGCGCAAGCAGGTGTTCTACCAAAGTCAATGCCAAGTGTTAATGGTAGTGACTGGTCAGGCTCGTAAACATCAGCCAAGCAATGCGTGCTGTCAACATATTCAGGATAAACAGGCTTACCGTCCATGACAAAACCATATTCATTTGCAAGGTTTACCTTGATCCATTCAAAGTCTTTACCTTCCATACCTCTGACATAGTAGCCCTCAGGTAAGTTATGCACGTTTTCTGCGTCAAGGTTTTCCTTAAACTTTTCGCCTTCTCTGATCAAACCGCCGGGTTGATGAAAGAACTCCCATCCTTTGGGCTTTGTTATCTCCGATAGCTTATAAATCCAGTGATCTTCATCTGGCGAGTTATAATCACCAATCATGCCATGCCAAGTGCAATCAATACCACCGGCGGCCTTCGACGGATAACGACCGTGACGTAAATCAGCCATATCTATAATCGACTTTGGAAGCTCTTTGGCCTCGTTTAGCCAGAAGCCTGTGACCTGCGTACCCCTTAATTTCTTGACACTATCTTCCCTGTCTAGTGCTAAAAATATAATTTCAGAGTTTACTATTGTGCCGTCATCTAGCTCGAACTCAAGATTTTGGTGTGGTGGCTCAACACCGCCCTGCGTGTAGTGACCTAAGTCTCTATACAGCTCTAACCAGTCCTTTATCGTTGTATTGGCTAAATCAGGAAATGTATTACGGATAGCAACAAACCTAGATGGCCTTATACCTTCCTCATTGGGCTGTTGGTTACACATAAACGCAAAGATTTTCTGACAAGATTCCATTGTCTTGCCTGACCCTAACGGCCCTCTAATCATTTGTACGCGAGCAGTCGAGTACCTGTAGTTAGATAATACTTTGCCTTGCGGCTTCGTCTGTATCTGTATCGTTGGTTGTTCGCTCATCTGTTATCTCCCCGTTAATAACACTTGCACTAAGCGCAGGCTTGCCACCCAAGTCTATTGTTTTAACTTTAGGCATTGTTGTATGCTTAACTTCCATAGCCTTTAGCTTAGGCTCTGTGTATTGTGCAATTTTTTCCCACGAGTCGATTGCTTGCTTAAGAGCAATAAACAGCGTTTCTACACTTGTATCTTCAGGTAAGTTTTCAAGCAAAGACTGCATCTGATGTGCGTTTTTAGCCATCTGCATTATAGGATGAAATTGCTCTCCATACTCATCTTGCAGTCTAGCTAGTAAAAACTTTTTATTTTTGTTTGGTCTTCCTTGCCTGCTATTAGGCGCTATGTTTGCCATGTTATGCCCCGTAATGATCTTTGTCTAGCAATATAAGTTGACACTCTGTAGAGCAATAAGCGTTTGGATTATCAGCTATTACTGACATTTTTATATCTGCTTTCTCATCTAAGAACATGCCAAATTTTTTATTTTGCATAAATGACTGTTGATATATTTTAGAAGCAGACTCGGCACGGAATACACCACCGTATTCTCTTGCCCTTAGTGTCGCAAGTACCTCTCTGTTTTTCCCTACTGAAACCTCAATAGAAAAAATTAAAGCAACGTATCCCGCTGGAACTGTGTAAGCTGATGATAAGCACGTATTATGGCCATTTTGAATTATAGACTGCAAGTTACTTCCAGCGTAAGCCGTTATATTTCCTTCTGCACCACCATAAGAGCCAGCAGCAGTAACCTCAAACTCGTTTACTCTTAGGTAGCTGTTTTGTGTTGTTACATTGGCAGTGCCCGCCAAATTGATTTCTTCGCTTATCTCAGCATAAGAAGCATCAAGCCCTGTTATCTTTGCAGACGTTGCACCCGATCCTAATACGGCATCGTTTGCAGAAGTTGATGAGATAGTCAATGTGGAAGCTGTATCTAAGAATTGGTATGTACCACCACCGCCCCAGACATCTTCTTGTGCTGTACCTACATCCTCGTTGACACCGAAAACGTCCACCACTTTTGTGTGCTCAGAAAGCCCTGCGGAAACAAAAATGTCAAAGTCACTTGATAGCGTAGCTGGTAATTCAGTAACTACTGCTTTCGCACCCTTAAAAGCAGTAAACACCCATACGTCATGATCTATATCTATCAACTCCAATTTCTCACCGTCAATTACTCGGTGATAGGCCTTGTTGCTTGGTGCTGGCTGATTATGCGTAACAGCTACTCTTATTTCGCCTTCTCTAGCTTCAATTACAAGTCTATTTAAACCTTGATTAACCTTGACGTATTCATTAACTGACAAGGCAATAGTGCTAGTGCTCATGTGTTTGTACCTTTGATAGAATTGGCTTTATTGTAACACCCAAGAGCGAAAAGAACGAGTTGCCAGACATAAGATCCATAATATCTGACTTGGATATTGAATACGGACCCGTACCCGCAGCCTCGTTTATTTCTTCACATAGCGTTCTTATTTCATAAGGATGAGCAACAATAGCTACATCGCCTATCTCTTGCTCAGTCAAAAGCCCTTCCTTTTTAAGCTCATTGACGGTCTGCAATACGCCATCTAAATCTAGCTTTTCAATTTGAATCTCTACGCTCATATTCCACCTCTATAAATTCTTTACGTTTCTTTTCAACCTCAACAAACTTGTAATGCTTATGTGTGTTGAGAAACATTTTCATCTTTAGCTTGTAATCTGTTGTTCGCCAGCCTTTCGCGTCTTCAACAACTTGTTCATTGTTTTTGGTGTAAATAAAGTCAGCAACATAATGAATTGCTCTTATTGACTTCTTCCCAGCCTTAAACTTTTCTTGCAGAGTGAACTTAGGCTGACGGCTTAGCGCAGATATTTCTCCTCTAAATTCTTGGCCAAGCAAAAACATATACCTATCAGCTTCTAGTTTTGAATCGAACTTTTCTTCTTGACCGTCAATAGTCAGGATGTGTTTTTTCGCCCCGTACTTGCTTCTCTTAAACATTGCCTACCCCTTTAACATGTCAGGTGTAATAGATACCCTGCTAACTTCCCCGTAGCTGCTATGATAGGTTATAACTTTTGCACCTCTCCCGCTCATCCAGCCGCCTCTACTAGCATAAGCATCGTTTGCTGCTAGTGTTCGATGCTGCTCTACTGTCATAAGATTTGTCTCTAGCAACTTATCATGGTGCATGTGACCCATGTGCGCGTAAGAAAACTTGGTATCGCCAAAGACAGACCTAAACTTTGATACAAAAACATCGTCAATACTCTCTGGCTTCTTCTTGTGACCATGATGCCAGAACAATGAGACCTTACCAAATACATGGCAGTAGTAACTATCTGCTGTGTTGTCGACAGTTATTCTCGGCTCGTTGTCGTAAAAAGCACTCAAGAACTCTCTAAGCCATACGCCGCTTGCTGGATCGTGATTGGCATCAGCCATGATTATGTGAAGCTCTTGATGCTTATGTAAAAGCATACTAACAACTTGCCTGATAACCCTAATAACAACTCTGACCAGCTTTTGGAACCTAGTGTCGGCATCCAGAACGTGCTTACTGGCAGGCGTTACCGCATCAAAGCCATCCCAGTGCAAAAAGTCGCCTATGTTGGCAAACACTGCTTTGTTTGTATCAGGTGACAATTTAATGGCCTGTGAGAACCATGCCAGTAGTGTTTGCTCGGCTATATCCGTGTCCCAGTCTTCACCTGCTTCTTCGCCCCATGATAACATTCCGAAATGATAGTCAGTTATTGTGTAAACGTTTATAAGGTTTTCTTGTGATGCTTCAGGTGCTTTCGTTTTTTTTGCTTTTGGTATTTCTTCTGCCAGTGCTTTTATGGCTTCTTCCATTAACTCTTGCTGTCTTTTGTGGTCTATGTTTGTTTTTGACCACTGTAAAACTTGCTTCCCTTCTTTATCGTAAAGCGTTGATGTACCTTTAAGGTGAAACCCCTCAGGCACTGTCTTAGTCATATCATGATCAGGCGACCATCCTCGTCTAGCCGCAACTGTCTGTAACCTTTCGACCACTGTTGACACTGTGCTTTTGCTTATGCCTAGTGAAATGCCTGCCAGCCTTTGACTTCCTTCTTCGTGCAGCGCGTTCACCACCTGCCTCTGTCGATCTGTTTTGCAAAAATCCAACAGCTTTATGTACTCGATTTTTTTATCCATAACCTAAACCTTAGCTAATAACCTTATGTATATTAACATTTATTTAATTTTTAAGTTTTGAATTGCATTGTTGAGTATATTTCCATCTATATTTTGAATCCGGCCTTTATACCTTCCGTTTATAAATGTCCATGCAATTTTTTGTGCCGTGTACTTTTTACCTAAAATAGTTATCTGTCGATAGCCTTTTTGATCAATATAGCCTGCTACACTACCTTTCTTTGCTCTAGGATTGAAGTTTACTTTCCATCTTATTTCGCCATTCAGTCTATTGTAATTGAATAACTGCTGGACTCTTTCTTTGCTTATCATTCGTGCTTCCCATCAAAAATTGGTTTTTGTTTTTCGTTTAGCTTCCACTCATACCACTTCCCGCACTCACTGCACTTCTTTTTGTTCAAACTAACAAACAGTGAGAATGGCGCTTTGCAACATGGACTTGTAGTCTTCATATTTTCACCAACCCTTTCTCTAGCAGTTTAATTTGCGTCCTAAACATTGCATACAGATGCTCATAATCTCTTTTATCTCTGTTTGCGTTTGGATCGTTTGCGTAACCACCATCAAGCCAAGCATGACAGTCCGAGCAAGCATAAGCACCGTGCAGGTCGCTGTATTTTCTACCCATTCCGCCACCGTTAATGTGCGCGAACACTGTTGTCTCTGGATTGCCGTTGCATATCGCTGGAAGCCTGACCGTGCAGTCTTCACCTTTTGCGCTTTTAGTGATTTTACTCATAAGTTAAATGGCCTAGCTTTTGGTGATGAAAGGTACTGTAATGAGTTTGGCTCGTGATAAACGCCATACTTTCCTTCTTTTCCTGTTCCGTGACGCTGCTTTGCAATGTAGATAACATTGTCAGGGATGCCCTCTAGCTTCTTTAGTTGCTTAACATCACTATCCGTCTTGTCATGTTTGGCCGTAAGAATCCTGCACTGATCCTCTTTATCTTTGTTCCTGTGAAATATAACTAAGTTATCCACAAGGTCAACAATCTCTCCAGCACCCTTAACGTCAAACTTGTCTGGCATCTTGCCTTCTCTTTCTGACTTTCTGATATGGTGAACTAGATGTATATGCACGTTATTTCTTCTTGCCGACCACGCAAGCCTATCAACAAAATTCTTTTGTGCATTGTAGTCATCAAGCCCTAGCCCACATTTAACAAGTGAATCAATAATAATATGATTAACACCTAGTTTGTTTGCTGCGTAATCGACTAAACCTAGAATCCTGCTAGACTCAACTGTGTCAATCTGATCGTAAAGCCAAACCTGTCCATCCGTTTTCTTGATCAACTTGCGGATGTAGTCTTCTGATGGATTTGCCAATCCACCCATCTGCTTTACCATCCTGTTTACAGTTGACCTTAAAGGCATCTCTAGCGAAGCTATGAGCCATTTGCTTATAGGCATTGTCAGCGCGCATATCTGGTTTAGTATTTGAGACTTACCGTGGCCATTGATACCGGTCCACAGTGTTACCTCTCCGGGCCTTAAAGCAAAGTCATCGTGCGTTTTAGGGAATGGCAGTTTCAGGCCTGTATTAGCATCCTCTTGACTAAACGACTCGACTGCTACATCGGCAAGCTCAGTTGCAGACAGTATGTTTTGGCTTTCTTGCACCCCGGTAAACTCTATGTATTCAGGATCCTTCAGAAGGTCGATGCTATTTAAAGTCTTCATGAGACACCTTCGTACTGGTCAAAGTCAACACTAGGCGAGGCCTCTGCTTTCCTTCTTCTCTCCCACGTCCTTATAGCTGCCTTCCAGTCCTTCATCTTCGATTTGCCAACAGTCCAACCAACACTCTCGTAATAATCAATAAAGACTTCTGCATCTATTGTGTTTTGACGCGATAGACAATACTCAGCAACATCATCAACAGAAGGCTTAACAAAACGCTTGCTATTGTTATTATTCAGTACTTGTTTATTATCAGTACTTGTTAGTGCCTTATTTTCCCTTTGAGGATTATCCAGTTTAGGGCTATCAATTTGAGGCCTATCATAAACGTACCAATCAACGTGACCTGTACTGTGCCTTTTCATTTTGATATAGCCTGCTTGTTTTAGGTTTTTTATAGCTGTCGCTACACCATCCTGACCTGTACGCTTTTGCTTTGCTAGGTGAGCCAAAGATACCTGCCAGTTATCAGGTTTTGACAGTAGGTAGATCAACAAGCCAAGATCCTTCCAATCTAAATTGTCATCATCTATAACTTGATTGCTGACGATAGTGAAGCTATGCTCTGGCTTTTGGCTTCGTATAATCATTAGTACTTACCTGACTGTACTTTAGTTATAAAACTGGACAGCTTTTCTCGCGTAGATAATCTTGATGCGTCATACCCGCCATTCATTATTCTTTTGAGCGTAGGATATGTTAGGCCTGTTTCTCTGAGTATAACTGCGTGATTTGCAGCTCTCATAAATGACATAACTTTTTTATTGCTTAGTAACATTTTGCCTCTCCGTTTGTTAGTTTTGTTTATTTTAACCTATAATTTTAGGTTATTGCAATGATTGTTTTAGTTTTCTTTTCTCAATCCAAGCATCTCTCTCAGTTTTAAGGTCTTTTGCTGATAGCTTTATGCCTCGGCTTCTTGCGTCCGCCACCATGTCTAGTCTTAGATCATGGCTTTTTATTTTATCGTTAAACTTGCCCTGCTGGATCTTTTCAACCTGCGCCATATATAAAGGCCTTACTTGCTGGTCCAGAGGCTTTTCGAACAAGTCGCTCATGTTCAGACCTATGGCTTCAACAATCTCCGCAGGAGAATGGCCTGCATGACAATGAATTAAAATACTTCCTGATGATAAGAGCTTTATTGACATCTGACCCGGCGATGCGTGACCGCACGGGCATTGCGCCCGCCACGTATCACCACCGTTAGCTCTAACCTTATCTAACCGTTCGAGCAGAACCTCAACACCCATTGTCGTCATCCTTAACAAACTTACCATCAACCATTACACCTGTTCGCTTGCTGATTGTTTGGTACGCTTGCTCAACACATGTCTCCATGTCCAAGCCCCATGCTCGTGTCTGCATAACCAAGGTCACAAAGATGTCTCCGATAGCATCTGCTATTTCCTCGACATCCCGGTCTTCGATAGCTTGACGTAGTTCAGCTACTTCTTCTTCAGTCTTTTCAAGTTGAGCTGTAGGTACAGCATACGGAAGGATGCCTTTTTCATGGCCCCATCGTTCGATAAGCATTTCTAATGTATTTAATCTCACCAGTGTTCCCCTTCTGTTTGTTCCATTAATTCAATCATCTTGTTCAGATACCAACGGGCTTTCTGAGCATCCTGCAACGGATTACCTTTTGCCCATAGTCGAGTCCCTAAATACTTGATGATGTTCCCGTGACAGTAGTGAATACTATTCCATTCACCCATCACATCGACAATGTAGTCAATAGTTTCAATCTCACCTTCATTATAGTGAGCAGGGTTGTTTACCATATCATCAGAGCCGAGCGCATTTTCCTCGTCCAATGCCAGCCTTGCTATCTCATCCCATTCTTCTTGCGTGATATCGTTTATTCCTGTCATATTATTTCTCCGCCAGAATTGCACATTCATCTTGAATCTGCTTATTGACCGCGTTGCAAGCGTAATAGGTATGAACAAAGCTACCACCAACCACTAAAAAGTAAACAACCGCCCCGACAGCGGCGATCCCGGTATTAGCTGACACTGATGATGCCACCATCATTACAGTGTTGGCAATCATAATAAACGCAAACTCTTTTTTTCCAAGATAAAAGTAGTGAGCACCTATACCGCCTAAGAACGCGCCTAGAAGGTACGAAGTCCACATACTTTTCTTTTTAGAGTTATAAAGCACTTCTGCTTTTATTTCATTACTAATCATATCTATTCCCCGTTAATTATATATTTAAGGTCTGCTGGCGTATCTAGTCTTAAACCATATTCATGCAGCATGAACCTATCTATTGTGTCTAAAAATTCACCAAACGTTTTTATATTCATCTTTTCAGTTTGAGCTATAAGCTCCCAGAAGTGAGTTTGATATTGCTGGAGTACAGCAGGATGATCTTTAATTAACTCGCAATGGTCATCATAGTCTTCAAAGAACATAGCATAATCCTCATCCTGTGCAATTAGCAACGGCTTCATAAAACGATGCTTCCAATATAAATTCCACTGCTCTTTATTCCGGCCCTTACCTACACCAGCTAAATCCTTTGCCGCCTGTCCAGCCCATAACCATCTCAATCTCGACTGAGCTGCACTTCT